ATTCATAAAATGTTTAGCCCAACGTTTGTCACTCATTCTAACAACAAACTAGTATCCTTTGTACCTACATCACTGAACTGATTTTGAAGTTTTTTTTTGGCTTGGCTTTTTTTCAAAGTCTCCTCTGATGAGACACCTTCTTCATTTAAGAAAAATGTAAAGTCTCCCTGTGGGTCCTTTGGTGATTTAACTCGTGATAATACTCTATTATTCTTCAAGCCTTTTTTTATAGCATAGATGTACTTTACAGAATGACCTAAAACATGTCCACCCACAGCTTTCTCTTTAGCACCAAATGGGTCCGGGTTAGACATAACTTGGTTAGTTAATATCACACAGCAGTTACCATATACTGATAGATTACGTAGTTTAACTAAAATTTGCTCTAACACGTCTTGACGTTCAGCCAATTCCCCACGACCATGATAGAGCATTCTGAACAACCCTACTAGACCATCAATAATAATGACTCTAACACTACCATCGACCACATATTCTAAAGCTTGTGTATTGATGATTTGTAGTAAGTCTTCAGAATCAGTAACCATGTTATATTTAACCAAGTCTGGGTTATACTCTACTTCTCTACTAAGACAAATCTCTTCTAAACGTTCCTCATCAAATGTACCTTCACAATCTATAAACCATACTGATTCATCTTGTTTCATAACACTTGATGTTATTGAAAATGATAACTGTGTTTTACCTGCTCCTTCTGCACCATATATCTCATACAATGATTGTGTTTCAAATCCACCTCTGGTTGCTTTATCTATTTCATCTACTTCAACAGAATAACGTTTCTGTGTTTTCTTTAATTCTCTTAATGTTCCAATACTATCAACTTGTATAGGTGTTCCACTTTCTGCTAATGTCTCTCTGATTTGTTTAATCATCTTTGCAGTTGTAGCAGGTGTGATATCTGTTAATCTTGAAATTTCTCTTGCTCCTCTAATAATAAAATCTAGTGGACTTGTAACACCATTTTCTTTTAGACGTTTTGCTTTAGTTGGTCCAATTCCCGGTAGGTCTTCTAAATTAAAATCCATAAAATAAATAGGGTGGTTAGGTTATAAAAACCTAACGATTAGCATTAACACGAATTGTGGTAAATGCGTTCACGTACTTCTTTCAGTACCAATCCCTCAAAAGCTGGGTTGTCGTAACCAACCGCAGCACAGTCTATGTGGACCTGTGCAGCTTGTGCTAATATAACTTGAACAATCTCGTGTGTCTCTTTTCGTATTACTTCTAGTTCGGAAGCATGTAAGTCTATTTTTGTCGTATCGATTGTTTTAACAGGTACTGATGCTACAAATGTTTTGTTTGTGCTCTTCCCTGTGTTATTACCTGCTAGCTTTTCAATTAACTGGCTTGCTTCTTTAATAGAAGTAGGTGTATCGCCTGTATAACCTAATCTTTTCAGATAGTTAATTTGTTTTTCTGAAGGTGGTACTTCTTGTTGTGCACTCATTGTAATACAGTAATACTTTTCCTCTTATAAATCATACTATTTGTCTTCTAACTCTACAACTTCTTTAACAGTGTTGTTTTGCAACTCTTCTTCTAACTGTGCTATTCTTTGTTGCTGGATTTGAAGCTGTTGTTCTAATTGCTGGATTTTTAATTCATAATTAGAAACAAGATTTTCTAGATATGTTAGTAATCCCATAATATCTGATTATTATTATCACATAAAAATGTATCTATGTGTAACATGGAACTTTAGCAAAGGTTGTAGAGTCTAATTTCACCCAAAACCACTTTGCTGTTCCGCTTGGAGCACCAGAGCCTGACTGATTTACATTAAGATAAGCACTAGTTATTTCTAAATCAGCCTCAATATCTATTGGTTTCTCTATTAAAATTTTACTAGCTTGAAATTCCATATAATTAACTCCACTTCTTTTGATATGCTCCGTTGCATCAAAGTCAATATCTCCACATTCCTCAATTGGGTTGTTATTCATGTCAAGTTTTGCGTCTGTTCCAGAGATCGATATATTGTTAAATTTACCATTGAATATGTAGCCATTATCCCAGTAGGTGTTTGTTTCACCTAGGTCTTTAAATGCATTAGATGGTATCAAATCTTGATTAATTGAAGTTGTTGTTAAGTTACTTAAGGCTGTATTAGCACCGCCTGCTCCGGCTGTCAAATTAATAGTACCGGCTGGAACCTTTGCTTTAACATCTGTACCATCATAATATATGCTACCATTAGCAGTTGGAACATCTACACCAGATGTTGCTGTAGAATTTAACGTCATTGAATCAGTTGAAAATGGTACGGACATCTGTATACTTGCTTCATATATAGTAAAAATACTATTACCTCCAACAGCAAACAAATGGGCTTGGTTAGTAGGAATCTGATATTTCATACCTACACTGTAATATGTTGAATTACTTGGATTGTAATACGAATTACTCTCTATTCCTGTATCAGTAGTTAAAAGCACATCGGTACTGCCTTTTGTAACTGAAAATTTTAATCTGTCAACATCAACAATATCATATGTGTGCATGTTTAAATCTGCACCTGCGTTCATGCTTACAGCACCCGCACTACTAGCTTGGTTTTTACCTGCTGACAAAACACCTGCACTAGCATCTATAACTCCACTAGCATTAGCTCGTGATATACCTGCTGCTTTTTTTGTTATTTTCTGTTGTGCTTTTATCACATCAATTAAATCTCTTTTATGTGGGGCTTTACCGCTCATACGAATCTTTTAACTCCTTTTATTCTTCTTAAAAACCCACCTTTACCATCTACAGGTTTTGTTATACTGTATTCAATTCGTTTTGCTACTAATTTTATAGTATCGTTTGAAAAAGTTTCACTTCCTATTCTATCAGGTACAATGTCTTCATCTTGAAAATTATAAAAATCACCAAAACCTATATCAAATCTACCAGTTGTTGTTGTATCAAATTCTACATGTTGAAATTTTCTAATTTGTCTTTCTGACTCTACATCTGATTTTAATTGCTCGTAATTTCCAATATCTGGTCTTTGTATAAAATCTGGTTCAACAACTTCAGACGTTACCTGTCCTGAATTAACTAATAATGGTTTAACAAAATGTAGAGCATCTATTGCAAGTCGAATTTCTTTTTCGGTATATCCTATTTTCATTATACCAGAAATACTATCCAAAAGTGATTCATCAGACCATTTTGCAGAACCACCCGGGTGGTATCTACCATATTCATCATATGAGTCTAAAGTAAAAATAGACATTAGTTTTATATCTCTCCAGATAAAAACATCTTGAACATCAAGACCTTTTGGTTGTATAAAACTATAGTTGATATTAGCAAGATACCTTGGTTGTCTTCCTCTATATATTTCAAAACCACTTAATGGTAATGTTATACTAAACCAATGATTGTTAAACGGTATAACGAAATCCTGCGTTACAACATTATCCTGTGAATCAACTAAAACACATCTCATTTTAAAATTAGAGCCATCTTCCCCAGTTACATTTTCCATAGTACCTGTTGATAATGGTTTTCTCATAAACCATAATTTACTCATAAAAGAAATTGCAGATATTTGACCATAATCTTCTGATGACCCACCATAATTAAATCCTCGTTTTCCGTCATGTGTAAAATGCATATTCTGTGCATCTAATGTAGTAGGTTCATGTGGATTAGATGTATTTGTTCCACCACCGTACCAATCTCCAATTAATTGACCGCTTGATGTACCAGTTCCTCTGATAGTTGTTGTTGGAAATGGAAACCTAAATGATAACCATGCACCACATTGATAATAATCTTCAGTATTTCTATCGTCTAATGATGCAACAAGTTCAGCTCTGTCTTTATTCCATATATCAAAAGGTGACCAGTTATATACTGCTTCTATTGCAGAGTTTGTGTTTGTAGAATCCCAACCATACAATGAATCAACATCTGTAAATGTATCATTGGTATTTTTTTTGGCTAAACACCCGGGAACATTCCAGATTTTATAATCAGAACCATTCTCTACAACAGGATGAAATGCATCGTTACCATTATCTGCATCTGCCACATTTTGCCATGTTTGGTTTGTACTATCTGCATAAAATTGGTAACATCTGCCTTCATATATCACATTTACCTGTAATTGTGTTGGTGTGGTGTTATTTGTAAACTGGTTTTCATACGGTCTATATTTTACAAGCCATTTTGTTCCTGTATATTCTAGAATACTGTCTTTAATCAATCTACCATTCTCATCTACTACTGTATCGGCTGATGCAGATGTTCCACTAATATTATTAGAATACCCGAACCAAGGACCAGACCCATATGGAGCACCTTTACAAAGTACCCTAAAACCTCTATAAAGTGCATTACCTGTTCCATTTCTATTATCATCATAAAGTAATTCCTGTAAAATATGTCTTCCGAATGTTGTACCTACTGATTGTGTTGTTGCTATTTGATCAACAAATGTTCTAAAGAATGTTCCATCTCTACATACTATATTATGATCAAACATAGAAATATTCTGGGCACCATTTGTTAATCCATAATTACCACTTGGATTACATGCTGTGTTTTTCCACTCTTCTGCTCTTTGTGCAGTCCAAGGTGAATATTTGTAGACATTACCGTAATATGTTGCAGATGTTAATTCATCCCAGTATGTACTGTTAGGTGGTTTGTTTGAGTTTGATGCTGTGTGGTCTTGACCTGATTTTACTTTATAATTAGTTCTACCAGCCCCTGTTTTAAAAACACTGGCTTTCGCCCCACTTTTGTAACTCGCACCTGTTTTCCAATCTGGAAAGAATAAATTCCACCATTGTTGCCTTCCTTGGAACTGTGAATGTTCAACAGGTAAACTTCCTCTATCATTTGCACCCCATGAATTAATTAATGTTCCTTCTTCGGCATTAATACCGCCATCTGATTCACCAACATTTACACTTGTTGAACCTGTTAATGTTATCTCACTTCCTGCTGATGGTGAACCTGATGAAAATACATTTGCTGTTAGATCATTTCCGTTGTTACTATATGTGAATTTTAAATCAAAAAAGTCTAAAACACCACCATTATCACCTGATGCTCCTACCTTATCAATCACTTCACCCATTCTGTCAAAACAATTATCTTCATTATTACCAAAATCATATACATTTTCAGTATTGTTTGGTAAATCATTTGTATTATCTGTTATTAAATGACCATCTAACGTTGGCATACCAGTTCCTTTGTTTGAGTTATAAAATTGACCTATATCTTGAAAAACTTCCTGTGCGTTTTCAAAATAACTTGGTTTAATATATTGGATTCTTTGTAACCATTGTTCAACACCTAATAACTCTATTAACAATCTAACCCCCTCTGATTTTGATTTAATCGGTATTTTTTTTACAACATTAAAGTATTTTGTGTATGTGCCCCCCTGTGTGCCACCTGTTCCTAATCCATCATTAACAAGTAATTTGATTACATCATGTTGTTGAATAATTCGTTTTCCTGATGAATCATCTTTTATATAATTACCACTATCAGCATCTAAAAGTATTTTTGCTTCATTAACTTCTCCTGAACCTGTGTCTGTAAATAATGGTATAGAAATAACATTACCAGTTAAATCCTGCGTGCCTGTTGTTCCGTTAACATCATAATAATGTGTAACTGTGTATGTCCATTCTGCCATCTAAATCACGAAGTCCAACTGTATGTACTTCCCTCTGCACCAATATAACCGTTTAATCGTAATGTGGCAATAAATGCTGTTTTACCTTGTGTATCACCATCTCTTATCCATGTCCAATCTTGTAAAATATATCCTCTTTCTTGACCAGAGGTGTTTTTTGGTGTTGCATTAAATGTTGTGAAATCTGCAAGTTCTAACCCAAATCTACCTTTTGTAAAACTACTAGATGTTTTTTTGTCACACATCCATTGTTTTACTTTTTGGGCTACTGTATTTTCACTACCACTTGTTTGTTTATTTAGAATTGAACCTGTAATGGTTACTGTGATTGAGTCTACCTGTGTATCCTGTAATTCGTTTAATTTTGCATTTGGTTTTTCATTGTCTGCTATACCAGTTATAATTTTAAATTCAGATTGATGTATATGACCAGTATTGTCTGCTACACTACCATTACTTAATAACTCAAAAGTAATTTTATCTGATGCATTAGCCCTAGATGCATTGTCTCTCCAAATATAACTTTCTGCCATTATGGATTACCTCCTAAGTATAATCCCTTACTATATGCCTCAAATTCTCCATTATAGATTGGTATTCCCCTTTTTACTGCACCGTATGTAGAATGCATTTGGTCACTACCTCTTACAGCAGGAGAACTTGTGACTCTAACAACTCTTTGACCTACGTTGATTTCTTGTTTATATTTTCTATCAAAAAATGGATCCATCTCTTTTTGGATGTTTCGTCTGTATCTTATATCAAAGAATCCACCCGGACCTTGTAACCATTTAAGATATTCTGTTGAAACCATAAATGCTGCCAAAACACCAGCTATAATTAACCCAACAGGTCCTGCACCACTTGCTGCTGCTGCTACTCTTGATAACATACCTGCTGCTCTTGCACCTCCAGCTGCTATTCTTGCTCCAACACCTGCTCCTGCTGCTTGACCTGCAGCGTTTGCAGCGTTAGCTTGCATTTGCTTTAATCTATTCACTTTGTTTTGTATAAACTGACTACCTGTTATTTTGTTCATAGCAAAAAATGGCACATAACCACCAGCCATACCAATTACTTGGTCTAACATTCCACCAAAAGCTTGTTGTTGATCTTCTTGCATTGATTGCACTTGGTCTTTTAATGCTTTAAATTGATTTTCTCTTTGTAATGCTTGACGACCAGTTCTATCTTTAAATGACATGAAAGTTGTATCTCTATCATCTTGGTCTGTAAATATACCACCTCTGCCAGTTCCACCTAATGATGAAATTCTTGCATCTTTTCCTGTTCTTGCTGCCTGACCTGCTCTAGTTTGTGGCATAGAACCAGATGTTATTCCAGTTGATTTTATTCTTGTAATATCACCTTCTGCTTCAGATAGTTTTTGTATTAAATCTTGTATCTCTGCAATATCTTCTGTTTTAATTTCTATTGGTACTCTAACTACGTTATCATCTCTTGCACTCATAATGCATCAATCTCCATAAAATTATTTACCTCTCTTATCACTCGTTCTTGTAACCTTGGCAACCTTTCTTCTTTTATTCCTTCTACTAATTTTTTTGGTTGTGTACCCGGGTGCCTAACTTCTGTTGCAAAATGGTCATCACCAATTACAAATCCACCACTTGGTCCTTTCCAATGTAATACATCAGCACCTCCATTATCCTTACCTTTTGCTCTAATAGTATGGGGTCTAGTACCATGTTCTAGGTAAAAATGAACTGGTTTATCGTCAACATAATATTCCCATGTTAAATCAATTTTCATAAATCCTGTTTTTTCTAGTTTAAGACCTTCTGCTGCTGCACTTGATACACTTTTTTGTATATCAGTGTGTCCGGGTAATAGAATCTCTTCGGTAGCCCATGTTAAGATATTTTGGTCGATATACTTATCCACTCTGCCTTTAGCAGAAGTAATTCTCTGTTTGGTGAGATTTAAGCTCATTATTCATCACACATCACTATGATGTAGCTGGTTCGTCTGGGCAAACTACTGTAATGTCTGCTTTTACTGCTCCTTCAGCACTTTTTGAAATATCAACAACCGATAATTTACAATTTGCAAATGTCAATGTTGCGTTTGTTGCTGCACCTGAAACATCAGTAAATTTCACTAGCCATGAATTAGCTGGTGCTTCACCATTTGCTATTGTGATTAATGAACTAATATCATTAGCTGAACCATCATTCCATTCATCTCTTGTGAATAATAATGAACCTGAAATACTGTGGTCTGGTGCTCCTGTGTATGTTACTACACCACCGGCTGTCGTTGGTTCTCTAAAAATAGGATGTGAAATCATAACTCTTGCATTTTGGATTAATTTCCATTCATTAGAAACACTACCAATGAATATTTGCATTTGTTTAGCATTAACTGCTTGTGCGGTATTGCCTAAATCTGCCATATATTATATTCTATTTTGTAGCATATAAAGATTAAACAGTGGCATCAATGAAGCCCAAAAGTACCCTCAAAGGAGGATACAAAATGCCTGTCTAGCTTTGGTTATAACTAGATTCTAGCCACATGACTGTTTTACGTGGTTCCAATATATGAATCTTACGATACGGTAATTGTGCTTGGATTGGTGACGGTTGCGGTTAATCTGTATACAACTGTGTCTTGATATCTGTACAATCTCTGTAAGGTATCTGGTTTTACTGTGAAGGTCTCTGTTATTGTGCTTGGTGATTCACCACCTGTTTTGTTTGTGTAGATAAATGTGACATCTGGGTGCTCCCCGGTTGTTCTTAATGTGATTAATTTGTTTAGTTTTTCCCCTGTAGTACCTAAATCGGCTGCTTTTATTGGTATGTTACAGATTAAATTACCAGCAAAATCACCTGCATAACGTAATGGAAAGTTTGACCCGGAGTGTTTTTCTGGAATGCTTTTGTATCCTTCTGATAGGTCTACATCATAAACTTCTGTATATGTATAATCACCACTAGGGGCATTATCTACACTTGACTCTGAAACATCAAATTTTAAGACTCCATCTGCTGTTGCTGTTGATGGTGTAATCTGTCTTACTGTAACTCTTAATGTTGATACCATATATGGAGGAAAATCTGCTCCAAATTTACCTACTTGTTCTCTTTGCCAAACTTTAGACTCTAGAACTACTTTATGGTCCTGTAATGTCATGGCTTCTATTTGACTTCTAATCTCATCTTCTACTGATTTTTGAGTTAGTATAGAATCTGACCTAATACCTAGGTTTTTAACAAAATATCTAATCTCAAATCCAACTGTGGTTTCTGTAGTCTTTTTTGTCTCTACTGTAGACTCTGGTTGTATTGTTAAAATCTCACAACTTGGGTACATTCTTCTTTTCTCATATTGTACATAATCAAAAACATTACCTGTTTCTAAAGTTCCACTTGGATACGTACCTGCTAGAATTTGGGTCTTAATAGTTTCTGCTGTTGCTACTGCCATACAGTATATTAGTAATTACTTGTATATAAAAAAGAAAAAAAGGAGGTTACGCAGGGATTTCTAATCCGACTGCAGTTTCTATAGCATCTTTGTATGCACTAGCTCTAAATCCTCTGCCATTGAAAGCAGCACCCGCTTCCTCGACTCCGTAGAGCTCTGCCAATGCGTATAGAAAGTCTAGGTAATAGACACCTTGGGCTACTGGAATGTAGACTTCATCAAATTCCTTGACTATTTCGTCTGGAATATCATCTACGTTTTCGTACTCCCTGATTTTTGCCAAAACCACTAAAGCCCTATTTTGGTCCTTCCAGAGGCTACCTTTCCAACTACCATCACTTTTGAAGGTGGTGACAAGTGGCTCGATGAACTCTTCTGGAAATCCTGACTTGTAGAAGTATTCTGGTGCGTATTGGGTCCAACCATCTGCTTCTAGTTCAAAGTCTCCGGACTTTAGGATTTCTGTTACCCTTTCTTTTAGATTACATGTCATTGATTAAATTACGGCATACTCTGATTTAAGATGAACCCTACTTTTCACCTGATTATTTTTCGGAAATGAAAAAAAATTATTGTGGTGGAGAATCGGGCACATGCTTCTGAATTAAGTTATTCAGAAATAAGCTTCGATTTTTCCTTTCTGCACCTAATGCAAACTCATCGACATATCGATTAAGCTTTTCTAGTACCTCTGGGTCTATCGTCATGCTTATTCTTTTGCTCAATTTCTATCACCTGTTTGCCATGGATGAATCTCTTGTGAGCTTCACTCCAATCTACTGTCCAAAAGTCATTTTCATCTTCTGATGTAATAGTACGTTCTTTGAATTTCCAATATAATTTGGTTTCTCCAAATGGTGTACCTACTGCTGCACACATTTTCTTAAAATCAGCTATGTTCTTCTGATTAAATGGTAATGTGAACTTTAGTTTTTTACCAACAGGTTGTGAATCTGGTTTTGGAACTCTTTTACCAAAAGTATCTGACTCTGGGTCTGTATCTGTAATGATTTCAAATCTATCATCTTCTGAAACTCCTAGGTATGAACCCGGACCTTTTGATTCAATATCATCATCAGAATATCTTCGTCTTACAAGTGCATAGATATATTCTTTGCCATCTGACTTTGTTCTAACAATATATTGAGCCCAGTAATCTTCTGGTTTTAGTTCTTTCTTCGGCATTAATAATATTTGGGTATTACTACTATATAACTATTCAATAATTAGGATGTTTCAATAGACCTTTGAATACGTTCAAAATCTCTTTCTCTTTCTAATTCTCTTTCTTCATCTACATTTGGTTCTTTCTTTTTCTTTTTAGCTGCACCAAAAATTCTCTTTTTCATGTATTGGTTACTGCGTTTCTTTTTAGGTGGATCTCTGACCTTAACTGGTTCTGCTCCCGGTGGTTGTGCCTTTGTACCAAAATCACTTGGTTTTGACTTTACATTTGGATTTGGTTTAAAATTTGGTTCATAGACGTTTGCTAGTCTAATATTTGCTAATCTTGCTTTAAGTGAGCCTCCTTTTAATCTGTTAATTTTCTGGTTTGGGTTTTTGACTGTAGGTGTATCTCTATTTTCTAATGGTCCTCCTGCACTTTCTCTTTCAAATTGTAATTGGCTGATAGGTTTTCCACTTGCATCGGTATGCTGTGTGTATATTCCTTTTGTTCCTTTTTTATGCTTTTTTGCTGGTCCTGTAATAGGTGCTCTAGAATCAATAGTACCTCTATTTACGAATTTATTTCCACCCGGACCTGTTCCTTTGACCATATAAAACCTACTATTTCAAAGTATTTAAGGTTAAAAAAGGCTAATCTCTTCCCAATTCTTTCTTAAAACATCTTATACAGAGTCCTTCCAATATCGTTGCGTGTTCCTCTCTACATAATCTGCAGGGTGTTGTATGGTCGCCCATAAGCCGTCAAATAAAAAAAAGAAGGGTTAGTTGGAGATATTAATCTACCAAGCTAATGGTGTTGTACATCCAGTAATTTGTCTACCAGTTTCAGATTGAATTATAGCTGCTAGGTGATAGTCAATAACAAAGTATTTGTCATCTCCTGTCTCCTCATCGTGCTGTGTACCAACTCTTTGTGGTCCTTGGAATAGGGCACATGTTGGTTCTAATTCTGTATCTACTGCATAAACCTCGCCTTGTTGAATACTATTGTCTAGTACAAGACCTACACCCGGAATGCCTGACAATTCGCTTGTTCCCGGTTCATAAGAATAATCTCTTGGACCGTTGGAAGCCACGCCTCGCAAAAAGGTGTTTCCAGTGAATTTTGCGTATGTTAGTTGGTGCATACCGACTCTGTTCATTTTACCACCTACACCTGAACCTTCGATGTTCAAGGAAGCAATTCCTATATCTACGGTTGGGTCGTTGGTTGAACGGTCTGTGCTTGCGACAAATGTATCCCAGACTCCTGTAGCTGCTTGAGCTGTCAAGTTTGTGTTTAATTCACTGATTACATCGAAGGATTGTTTTTGCTCAATCTTGTTTGATGCAACTTGGATGCTGTCTTGCAAAACGTTGTGTACGTTTTTCAATCTTGCTTCCTCGTGAATAATGAACTTCAATCCGTACTTTTGTGCGGTGAAGTTTGCTCTGGTATAAGGCAATTCTTTGAGAGGAGCTCTTTGACCCTCATCTAGTCTTGTCATACCATTGAACTTGGTTACGGTGTCGATGCTAATCAATAGGTTTGGTACAGCAATTTCTTTTGCTAGGTTCTTACCTGCATAAACTCTGTCTCTTTTGCCTAATACGGTTTCCCATACGTTAACAATGTCGACTGCGGAGTTTACGTTTGATCTTAAAGCTGCTAGTTTTTGACGACCACCGGCTTTAATGTCTGATACATAATCTTCTGCAACGGATTTAAATTCGCTGTCTAAGAATGCATCATGTGCGTAAGATGTTCCTAGTTGATCTTTTGCTGTTTTGATTGCATCAAAGTGTACGTTATAATCATAGATTGGGTATCCATTTGCTTCATCGAAGCTGTAGGTTGGAGCACCGTCTGTAGCATAAACTCTGTTATCGACAGGGTTACGCCATAACTGTTTTCCGTTCCAATCTTCTTTGCGTGTGTTAATTCTAGCCTGCATAATAATCACCTAGATTAGTAACACCTCAATTACGTCACCGTCTGCTGCTGCAACTGGTGGAAAGTCTTGATCGTCTGTGTATGATTCGAGATATGGTGTACTTGCTGATTTTGCAACAATTCCTCCTTCCTTACCGAAGTAAGTTCCGACTTGAATGTCGATATCTCCTGCTGCTGTGATAACTTGTCCTGCTGTTGATGCAGAGATTTGAACTCTTGCACCCGGGCTAATTGCACCATCTGCTACTACGGTAACGTAGTGACCAGATACTGCTACTGGAGCTGTTACATCTCCGTTTGCACCGCTGCTATTGTCCACTGTCTCTAGTGCAACAAAGTGTGCTACATCTGCGGTTGGTGAACCTGATGCTGCACAAGGGATAAGATATCCGCTGCTCAATTCACAAACATTTCCTTTGGTTATGGTAGTAGATGCCTTTACAGGGATTCTTCGTGTAGAGATAATTGTTTCTCTGACGATTGTTCCTGCTGGTGTGTTTCCAAATGCCATTTCAGATTCCTCCTAAAGGTGGGAATAACCACCAGCTAGTTTTGCAACTTTGCTTCTGGATAAAAATCCTGAAGTGTTAGTTGGGCTAACGTATTGTGATTCCCCTTTAGTCTCTGTTCTGTAACTTTGGATGGCTGCGATTTTAGATTGCCATGCAGAAACTGAATCTCTAGATGCAATTACCTCATCGAATTTTGCTTGAGCAACTTTAACATCATCGTATAAATCGGAATAAGCTTGTGCAACTTTTTCTCTTTCTTGAGCATCAACCTTGCGGTTTAGTGCTGCAACTTGAGAACGTAGTTTTGCAACTAATTCTTCTTCCTCTTCTTCGACTGGTGCTTCTACTGCTTCAGCTTCTACCTCGACTGGGGCTTCTGCTTCTACTTCTACTTCTTCTGCTGCTGGCTCGGCTGGGATAGCTTCTTGGACCTCTTCTAATTGTTCAACAATCTCTTCGATTGCATCAACAACTTCTTGAGGACCTGCAACTGCTCCGTTGCCTTCTGCCTCTGCAACCTCTAACAGGTCATTAGCAATTTTGCTTTGAGCTGATAGAACATTACGTGCATAACGTTTCCAGTTTGTTTTAGAAAGTTGTGTCATGTTATTAATTAACTTTGGTATTTACTTATATATAAGGTAATAATACTTGAAATATTACTATAATAATACTAAAAATAGTGGGAAAAGTAGCATTCTGCTTATATATTATACATGTGTAGGTCCATTAATGACAAAAATAGCATATTACACAACATCAAAGCAATTTTGTGGTAATTTTCTTTGTACTGAACACAATGTTGCTTTTTTGATAAGATGTGCAGAATGTACCGATAAGTTTGGCGGAGACCCTGATAAAACATTTGTTGATGGTCGTGAGTTCACCTTATTGGCAAAAAAATGGTATTAATCCATTTTTCTTTCTATTTCTTTTAAATAATCTTCATACCTTGGGTTATCCGGGATGTCTAATTTACCATCCTCATCTATGTATCCTGTACTATTCTGGTGAGGTAATAATTTATCTAAAACCTCGTCTTTTGTACCATATGTGACATTAACTGCCTCTAAACTACCATTATCGAACCCTAAAGCTGGTATTCCACCTTCTTCTTCTATTTCAGTTAATTGTTTGGCTATTAAACCGATATCATTGTTAGGACCCTCTATTGTGTTAGTAATACTGTTAAAGCCCATACCTCTTCTACCATATAACTCCCATATTCTCTCTAAATCTGGTTTTTCATATGCATTGAGATTTTTACTGTTTTGTGCATCCCATATACCGCTTATACCTGTTGGGTCAAAACCTGACTGTTTGAAACTGTTAACTATCTGTGCTACTTTTTTAGACATGCCTGCTTTACGTTGTTTTCCCTTTATTAACCTATCTAATTTACTATGCATTTGTTTTAATCTGTTTAAATTTTTAGTAGGTGAACTTTTTTCATAATTTGATATAAATTTATGATAATCAGCGGGTAGCATTATACTATTACCTTCATTACTTCTTAATCCCGGATTGTCTTTATAGCTTAAAACATGATGTGCTTCAGTTGCTAATGTTTCATATGGTTTTTTTGATTTTATTCCTGTTGCTTTATCTATGACTTTTTGGTCTTCTGGTTGTATGTTTGTTTTTGATAATGGTAATCCACGTCTGCCTTGTTCATTTAATTCTTTGTTAACAGCTTTTTTTCTAAATATAGACTGTTCTTCATTAGTTCTACCTGTTTGTTTTCCTTTTCCTCTCCTATCGGAATAAACTATAGGACCTGATTGTATTTCATCCTGTGGAATAAAAACCCATTCTTTACTTCTGTGGTCTATTTTCTTAGACCCTAATTCTGCAAGACCACCCTCTGGGTCATATTTAGTACCTTTTGCATTTATCCCTAATGCGTTTAATGTTGCATATGTTAATGGCGTGTCGTAACCTGCGTTTGAAACTTGTATACCACCTTTAACATGTTTAGCAATTTCATGGTCGTGTAAAAATAATGATTTACCATCTGTTCTAAACTTCCAATCTGACCTTTTAAGACCTGTTTTTCTGTTCACAACTCCTTTACCTGATTGATATTCTTGTTTTTTTTGAAATGCCTTTATAGCATCCATATCTGGTCCGTATGTGTACCAACCGGGCATTGAATAAGACGAAGCTGTTTTTTGTTTTGCCCATCTGTTTTTTACTAGTCTATCTAATCCTTGTTTTTTAGGTCTTATTTTATCTGTCTTACCTAGGATATAATCCATTTCTGGGTCTTCTATTTTGAAACTACTAAGATTTGATTTTGTATTTTTTACAGTCTCATATCTATCTTCAAATGGTTCGGGCATTCCTATCACACCTAATCTTTGCTTTAGTTTAGAAATTTTTTGAGAACCTATTGGTTTCTGATTATGTTCATAACTATGAGCAAAACCATCACCAAAATCTTTAGTTGTACTATCAACTGTATTGTTTTTATTATCACCATGATCAAACGTCACATTTCCTTTATTTCTATAAAACCCATAATCTTTTAATTCTTGTTTTATATGGCTTTTTTGAGCAGGTGTTAAATGCTGTCGTAATGCAACACCAAAATAATTATCATATTTTCCTTGCTCGTTTGTTATTTTAACACCACCTTTATCTCTCATTTGACCCTCATCATTAAAATGCAATTTATCATGCCAACGTACATCTTCACTTATTTTACCATCTGGGTATAACCAATATTTTCTAACCCCACCTACACCACCTTCTAATGCTAACCTTTGCTTTAGTTTACCAGTTCTTGAGGTACCTGTATGCCATTCTGTATTAATTATATCGTCTGGTAATAAACCTGCTTTCTGGTCTGCAAATACTAATTCATTTACCCTACCTTGCTCCATTAACTTTCTGTTACTTGCACCACTTTTTTTATTGTATGAGCCCCAGTTTGCCTGTGCTGCAGTTTCTGTGAATAATGCTTTACCAGCTAATGGGCTGTACATTTTTCTATGTGATAAAAATGCATTATGCTCTCCTTCTGGTGAGAAATCACTATTAGCTAAATTATGTCCATTGATATCATGCACAATTCTAAACACATCATTGTTTAATAATTTCTTTCCCTTGTATGTTACGTTAGACTCTTTTAATAATGGATGATCGCCAAATTTATTATCGGTACTTCCAAATCCTTCTTCTGATGGATAATAATAGATGTGGTTATTCTTCTTTAAATCATTATGTAAATCATCTGCAGTTTGATATGGATTTGTACCCGGTTTAATTGGGTCTATTCTTAATCCATTTTTCTTTAACTCATTAAATTGGTCCTCTGTTTCTTTAATAAAAGCACTATATGACTCCTTTACCACGGGGTTATTTGGGTCATGTAGCATCTTATCATATGCGTTTGCTATTGTTTCCCCATCTTTTTGGTTCATTACAGTTGGTGATACTGCTGCTATTCTTTGTTTTAGTTTAGAATGTCTGCTTCGTATTCTATCTCGTATTGAATCATGCCCTGATGATGAAGCTGGGTCGTCATAATCAAACATATCTTCAACACCAGTAAAATTATCTTGCCCATATTCAAAAACAATATCTTGTTTGTCTATATTAGAATCTTTTAAAAATTTACCTATTGTTTTTCTTTGTGCATCGGTTGGGTCTGTTTCTGTGTGTATTGCAGGTGAAAACGAGTCAAAACGTGTCCGTATCATTCCTGTGTCTTTCATCCATTTGTTATAAATATCACCTTCATACAGTTTTTTGCCTTTTGGCATATATGTATTAATTAACTTTTTATCACCATGTTTTGTTATAATATCTTTTAAAAAAGGTTCATGTTCTGGATATGCTTCGTAATAATCACCTGCTTCACTAACAAATCCTGCTCTATAATCCATACCACCTTTTATTATTGGTCTAGTTGTATTTTTTGTTAATATTTCATTCCAGTTTGGTGTTAATGCTCCTATTCTTTGCTTAAGATTGTTGTTTTTTTTTAATGTAGCTAGTCTTCCCTTGAGGTCTTTTGTACATACTATTTTAGCTTCTTGTTTTGCTGACTTGAATTGTACAGTACATTGGTCCTGTGTACCCACGCATGTACCCCTAAGTAATGCTATCCGGGAGCCATAAGCTGGGTCTTCATGTAATGCTGCTAAATGTAATGCTTCCCAATCTGATATCTGTCCTTCTGGTTCTGCTGGGTTATTTTGAAATATAGCTGGACTACAGAAAGGTGGTAAAATCATATGTGCAAACTTTTGGTTTATCTCTATATTTGCAAAATAATCTCCATCTTTTTCTATAATATCAACAATACTACCCACCCTATACTTCTCTTGATGGTCTAAAACCTTGTTAATATCGTTAGTTGGTAAGTATGGATGTTCGTATGCATCACCATAAACTGAATCTGGAACCCATGATTTTGCTGTAACAACTAGGGGCTTTCCTACAAACTTGTGTATATTTTTAGCAATAGATTGCTGTGATACACCCCATCCATTACCATTTGTTTGTTTGGCATTTAGTAACCAATATTTGGCATATCTGCCTTCTGCTGAAACTAAACTAGCTCGTTTATAGTATTCTCCTTTGTAACCTTTAAAGTGAATTGAATGTTCATGCTCCTGTGCTGTTCTTTTTAATTGTGTTGCTACGTCTTTATCTGTAATTCTAGGTGCTCCTGATTCATATTCTTTTTTTGTAACTCTTTCTCCTGCTGCATCATAATGTACTGTTCCCATATGTTTATATCTCTTCATTCTATCTTCTTTTGTTATTGGGTTACCGTCATTGTCTTCATTCCAAAGTGGTTTTCCAGCTTTATCTTTAGGAATCGGGAATTTGTTTTTCTTTTTATCACTGTAAGCCAATCCAGCTAATCGAGTTTTCAATTTACTAACCTTACCTTTTAATTTCCTTTTTTTGACTTTAGATGGATTATTATAGTTAGTTGCAACTCCTTTTGCTTTATGCACTAGTTTTTCTTTACCGTTTTTCTTTTTTTGTTCTTTTGTGACATCTGTTAATTCTGCTTTCTTTACTTTCTTCTTGTTTTTTAATTGAACTTTATCTAATATATTTTTATTATAACCCCCCATATCTGCATCATGTTTGTTATAATATTCATTACTTTCTACTGATTTATACTGTTCATTCTTATCTACATCCACATCTCCTCTTTTATTATCTGTACCAATCTTAGCTAATTTTTCTTTTAACTCTTTCTTCTTCTTTTTGTAATCGTGGTCACCCGGCATTATCCAAGCACCTCAAATGTTGCATCATTAGACTGGAAAACTCCACCTGCTGAAAGTGTAAGTTTAGCCCTATATTTCCATAAACCTGCTGTATTGATATTAGGGGATGGTGTACTGTTTACATATCTTATTAATCCGTCTGTTCCGGGAGAATTTAGTATTGTAGCTGTAACTGTGGTTTCATTATCACTTGGGTCTGTGAATATCATTTGTATTGCAGAAGTTGAGCCATTAAGGTCAAATGCTGAATTTGTACCATCAACACCTGTTTTTTGGACCAATAGCTGAAAATCAGTGTGTGTGTCTCCTATGTGTACTTTACCAGACATACTCTACATAGCCTCCCAATATATATAAGAATTATAGTGTGACATTCTTTCTCACCGTTTGTATGAATTGTCTGGTTGCTCTAGTTGCTTTTACGAATTGTGTAGTATTTCGCAATTCTTTTATAAACTGTACTGTATTTCTTATTGGAATTAGTATTAATTTACCGCCTGCTATTGTCTCTGATATTGATACTGATTGGCTTAATGACCTAAAGTTACCCTTTGGTGATACAACAGAGTCTGCTAATGTGATGGCTGCTGCTGTAATTGACCTAAATGTAGTAGCTAATCCACTAAGATTATCAGATGATGCCACAGATTGTGTAACTGTTCTAAATGACTTGAATAGCCTTGAAACACTATCAGATAACGATATTGTGCTCTCTGTCATATTTCTTATAGAGTTGTATATTCTTGCTGCACTATCAGATAGTGATATACTTGGTTCTGTGATGCTTTCCTTGTTAATATCACTTCTTGCTACAGAATCTGTTATTTGGTGAGATTGTATAGATGTGTCGAATGGTGGACTACTGAAGAATATATTATCGAATAATGCACCCAAATCATATACATACCTGTTAACAGTTGGTGTAATTTTGGATAATGTTTCACCAATAGATATAGACTGTGATATGTTTCTAATACCACCCGTAACTCGTGCAAGGCTATCTGAAAGACTAATAGAAGATGCAGTTATGGACCTTAATGATGCTAATACCCTAGTTGGTGTATCTGATAATGATATACTTGTGGATATACTTCTTTGTGATTGTAATGATTGTGCTGCAGAATCAGTAAATGTAATAATGTCACCTCTAGATGTATCAAATGGTGGGTCACTAAATAATGCTGTATCGAATAGTGTTTTGGCACCGTCTATCTCTACTAAATATTGTAGTTTAGTATCAAATACTACTGGGTCGAACCTATTGTTTGTTCTATCAAATAGTGATGTAATTGTGACCGACACAGACTAAGCCACCTCTGTCCATGCTGAACCTGACCAAATGTAATGTTTGCCAGTATCTGATTCTTCCCAAATTGAGTTTGTTTGAATATTAGCTGTTTTTGTTATTGATGTGATATTATTATAAAATTCTAAATCGTAAATGTAGCTGTTCATATATCTTGTATGTGTCGAACCATTATTATCACGGAAATACAAATATCTTAAACCTTGAAGCGTACTTGGAATAGATGTAGTTGATATAGGTGAACCGAGTGCATGATCACCTGTATGACTTCCTGTTCTAACTTCAAGAGTAAATTTAGTTCCTTCATATCTTTTCATTGTAATGTAATAATCTGTGCTATTTGACATAGCACTAGATGTATTTCCCCCACTTGTAGCATTGTATGGTGTCACACCATCACCATATCTTATATTCAAATATGCACCACCTGTGCCACCACTTGTTTCCCCTGCTGATACCCCAATCTGATCTGCTGTTGAAGAAGTGTCCATTGGAATACTTACCGATGATAGATATGGCATAGCATACCACGATGGTGCATTTGAACCACTCATATTTACTTTGTATCTTATAATCCAAGCTGTGTCACTTGCATTATTACCTGAACCAAGAGTTGTTTGTAAATCATAAACTACTGCATCATCGTCACCACTATGATCACAATTATACTGTAATCTGCTGTTAGATTGGTCTATTGTGACATTACCTGAACCAACTTCTGTCCAATTTGTATTACTTGAAAAATCTGTTGAATATGTTGGTGTTTCTTCTACTGTTGCTAATCGTTCTGCACTCGTTCCAATGATTCTTTTACTTGCTTTGTAATCTGTCATTCTAACCACTCCGAAGTTCCGTTTTGTATTTGTAGATTGTCTATATTACCATGATTTGCACCACCTGTGCCATTACCTTGTTGGCTATTTATCATAATTGTATCAAGACCTGTCACAGCACCATGAGTAAGAGTTGGTGTTACACCTATTGAATTTGTGAATCCTTCATCTGAAAATATTTCCAATTTAGATGTTGTTGATGATAATCGTGTTAATTCAATCCAACAAGTTCTTGTGCCTGTAAGACCTGTAAGTGTTTCAATATTATTGTATAATTGACCACCAACATTACTTGCACCTATTCTAATACCGTTAGTGCCTGTTCCAATTCTATGACCAAAGGAAATACCATCTTGATTGTAAGATGAAGATACGCCCTGTGCATTTGCTGCCGTTGTGAATTTTATCATTCCAATGAAAACTTGATATGAATCCCCTGATGGACTTGCCCATGCTTCTATTTCATACCTAGCTCTCATAACCCATTTATTATCATCTAATGTGACAGGTGTTTTGTAATATGCACCATCACCGTATGTATTTTGCCCAGCTCCCCAATAAGTCAAAGCACCATCTACAACATTTGTGACATTTGTATCATTACTTGTGAAATTATTTGTTGAAAAATCTTCATCAATAGCTAGTGTAGTTCCATCTAATACCCAACTTGTGCCATTATACCACCAATAAGAAGGCGTATCATCTGTTTGTTGGAAGATAGAATTTGTCCTTACACCTGTTAATGCTTCCAAATCAGAAGTTGATGAAAAGTCGTTAGGACATTTATCAGTGCTTGTAATTACAACTAACCACATATCCCATGCTGAATAATCAAACCAGCTTGTTCTATATCCTTTCATTTTTGCATTACCATCAACACTTGACGAATTACCATTAACAACAACTGATGATGAGTTGAATGTGCCACCAGCTGGTCTTACGCCAATTAAATCACCACTTTGAATCGTATATGGTGATGAAAGATTGTATGTCACAACATCACTACCTGATGTATCTGAATTTGCTGACCAAGTTGTGCCTGTTTCAAGTTGGTCAAATGTGACAGATGTTGGGCTTGTCGCTCTACCTATTGTGGTCATTGGATCAGATTCACTTGTTGACCAAATTCCACCTGTGATGGCAAAAGTTCCTGATGCATTAAATGTGTTTCTTAGTTTTATTTTAAATCCTGTTATTGTTTTACCAACAAATGGACTACCTGTTGTGACTTGATAACCCAATATTCTATCCTCACTTGAATTTGTATTCTGCACTTGTATCTGACTATTTGCAGTAGTTTGTGATGTTCCATCTGCTGTGACTGTTGTTTCTGTGTCCATACTATAATGTGCTTTTAGACCTGACTTGTTAGTTAATGATGAAACTGATTGTGCATCTGCATTTGTTGATGTTAGTTTGTAAAGAAAATCACCTGATATTCCATCTACCCATGATGATGTATAACGTGCAATAGTCACCGTATCAGTAAAACTTGACGAATTTTGTTCAAACATTATTTGATTAGTGCCATCATGTGAACCACCTTCTACTACAATTCTATCACCACTTGCTAATGTTACACCACTTGCAAACTCGAATGTTTTATCTACAAAACTGGTTGTTAATGTTGATACATCTAATGTTGTACTTGATGTTGCAGTGGCAGATGTACTGTCATTTTTGTAAATTTTTGCAGAAACATTTCCAGTTGGTGAATTGTTTTTCTTCATACTGAATGTTATTGATTTTAATGTTTTACCGATTAGTGGATTGTTTGATGCTAAATTAATTCCATATTTATTTGCAGATTCATCTAATTGTTTTTGTCCTGTTGATGATTGTGACAGATAATTTTCTTCACCATTATTATTTACTAACTTCCCAATTTCTGTTGCAGTTAAAGCTCTTGACCAATTAGAAACATCATCTATTTTTCCATTATAGTTTTCTGAACTTCCACTTCCACCTATGGTAGCATTATCAGCGTTTGATAGTGCTTCATCTTCTGTAGTGCTACTTTTTAAAACACCATCAATGTATAATTTTACAGCACTTCCTTCTCTAGTTAGTGCTACATGATACCATGTTCCAGTATTTAATGATGAACCATTATTACCTGTTGCATCTTTTACGGTATATGCTACTTGACTATTATACCATTGTATTTCTAATTTTGACGAATTATTATTGTTATGCCATAGTCTTTGTACGCCTGAATTACTATCTGCATTAAACCAAAATGTTACAGAAAAGTCACCTGTTTGTGTGGTTTTACCAATATCTACTTGACCTGATGTAAAATCATAAGCACCTGTGCCAAGTTTGTAATTATCAGTTGAAAATGTGACACCTGTATTTGTTCCATTGTTAGAACCTTGTGAATCGTTTGCGTTTGCTGTCAAGTCATATCTTGAAACTAAACCTGATGTTGAAGGACTTGTGACAGGTGTTCCACTATTGTATAATGTAGTGACTTCTGTTGGTGTTAATGCGTCACTATAAACTAATGCTTGATACATACCACCATCATATCTATCATCTTCATCTTGTCCATCTCTACCTAAACTTGCATTATAACTTGCAGTAGAACTTGTAGCTGTTAATGAACCTGTTGCGACTTCTACTGCGTTCCGATAAATTTTAGCTGTTGTTCCATTGTAAGTGACACATAGATGTTGCCATTCACCTGTTGTCCAAACACCTGTTGAACTTATACTACCACCTGCACTTGTTGAATCATCACCGTCCCAAATTCCATATTTAACAACATTACCTGTTTTGAATAAAATTGTAAATCCTTTTTTTAGACTACTAGAACCTGCATTGTCAAATATTACTTCACTATTATCTGTTGTATCAGGTTTAAGCCAAACTGAAAAACTTCCAGCTTGTTGCATTTGGTCAAACTTTGTTGAAAATGAAATGTAATCATTTGTTCCGTCAAATACTGCATAATCTTTTACAGGTAATAATATAATTCCTGTGTTACTTCCATCTGCTGAACTACCTAGTGAATCTGATTTACGATCAGATTTAGTTCCTGAATATAATTTGACACCGAGATTTTCTATGGTCATGCAGTATTCCTCTCTTTCCAAACTTTATCGCCTGTGTCTAGTTGAAAACCTGATCCTGAATTGTATAATGTAGTTATTTCTTCATCAGTAAGGACACGATTCCATATTGACAGTTCTGCCATTTGGGCAGTTGGTGGAATAAATCCTGATCCATTACTTGGTGAATGTCTAAATCCTAATGCGTAATCAGAATTAGTTGATATTGATGAACAGGCATTAGCAGATTTATCTGCAGTTGTTCTTGCACCATCATCTTTACTCATTTTCAAAGTTTGACTAGCAAGATTAAAATCCATAGTTATGACATAAAAATGCCAATTACCATCTGATGAGAAACTTGTAAAATCTGAACCATTATCATTAGAGTTTATAGGTTGATTATTACCACCACCTGTCTTAGCAATATACACTCTAAGATTATTTGAGTAAAAATAGATAGTAATCCCTGCTACTGAATCACCAACAGCAGATCTTAGTATTGCTCGGTTAGTTCCACCTGCTGTACTTGTTTTATACCAAAATGCTATTGTCCATGTTGGTGTTCCACCATGTAAGAAGTTGAATTGACTTGTAGAAGTTCCAAAATCGCCATAGACACCACTCGTTGAACTTGTAGCTGGAAATTCCATAGCATTTCCTAATTTACTTGGTGTTCCTGTTTGATCATATAGTGTTGTGCCTGTTCCTGTTAATGTTATGTTTGCTGCTGTGCCAAGTGAATCATTACCTGTGACATTCCCTGCGTCATTAGTTGGCGAACCTGACGAATCGTCAAATTTAATGTATACTTTCAAATCTGAACCATCTATTGTTTCTGTCACTCTACGGTAAATCTTACGAGTATCTGTTTCTTCATACCTAGTATTATCAGGAACGTTTGTTAGTGTAGTTTTTTCATCTGTTGTTGTTGATGTTGCATTATCATATATTTCAATATCAGTTATTGTTCCAACTAATGTTGAATCACCTGAAACATTATCTGCTAGATCACTTATTGTGAGATAGCGTAAGTTTGTTGCATTATTACCACCTGAATATGAGTAAGTTTTGAATACAGTTCCAGTATGACTACCTGTTCTAAATGTGACTGTGCCTGTTGTTGTTCCAGTTCTAACAACCTCGACATAATAATCTGTACTAGTTGAGTATGTCACACCTTCTAACCTATTTTGATGTTCTGTGAGATTATTACTTGCAGTTGCAGAGTGCATACCAAGTCTTTTCTTTGATGATAATGATGAACCATTCATTACGAAACAACCAAAAGCATCAAAATTAGTAGAACCGTCATTAACTGGAGTAGCTGAATCAACGGATCTAAATCCAACTGTCAACCAACTGTTTTCAGATTCACTAAACGTTGAAGCATTGAATTTGTATCTTAAAACCCAAGTTGCACTTAGATTAGAACCTAAATCGTATGATAAAGTGTTATTTGAATTATCACGTTTAGTTGAAAAATCAACCCTGCTATTACTTGTGTTTAAATTAATTGCACCACTATCTTGTATTACCCATTTACTAGCACTATTATTATCTAATTCAGGTTCGTATGTTGCTGTTGCTGTTGCAGTAGAACTTCCTTGAATCCTTCCACCTGATAGATATTCGACCATCTCTGGTCACCTCAAGCTATCTGTACGTTAGTGTAACTTCCGTTTTTCTTTACCCTAACATACAAATTTTCGTTATTTGAATCAAGAGTTTTGGACCATATCTGTATTGGTGTAGAAGCACTATTTTCTGTTCTGCTTGTATAACTTGGATCAGAATCTGCTTCATCTCTTAGTAATGTATCAATAGTGTTACCTGCTGCTCCACCTGCATCTCCCCATTCTAAGACGTTTGCTGATGATGACATTTTTAAAACTTTACCTGCTGCACCTGTTGCTGCTGGCATTTCTAATGTATAACTTGCTGATACTGTTGCTGGTGCTTCAAATCCTACATATTGACCACCAGTAGCATCTTGTAACCTTAAATCACCCTCTGCTGTAATATCTACTTGGGTTGCTGTTAATGTTCCTGTTGATACTGCTCCCGTTGTTGTAATAGTTGATGAACCATTATTAATACTACCAAATCCACTTGTGATTGAACCAGAGTCTAATGCACCTGTTGTGACTATGTTTGATGAACCTGCTGCTGGTGCTGCACCAATATCTGATAAAACTTCGCTAGCACTTCTTCCTTCAATTCCACTTGCTGTAAATTTTGCATAATCATCATCTGCTGCATCTGCATCGTCAATTTTTACTGCGTTAGTGTTTGCTATTCCAAAGGTTAAACTAGCTTGTCCACCAATATCGGATAACACTTCACTTGCACTTCTTCCTTCAAATGTTGTTCCATCTACTCTAATGAAGTCATTGTCAACAATTCCTGAACCAGCTTTTGTTACATTACCTGATGATATACCAAAAGTTAGACTTGCTTGAGCACCAATATCTGATAATACTTCTGCAGCAGTTCTACCTTCTACTTTTGTTCCATCAATTCTTAAGAAATCATCATCTACTACATTTGCATTTGCTTGTAATAATTTATCTTCACCTATACCTACATCTGCGTTTACTGTTACGTCACCTGACGAACCACCACCTGTTAATGCTGTACCTGCTGTAACAGCGGTAATGTCACCAACTGGTACTGTTGCTACTTGAGTATCTACATATGATTTAATTGATTGTTGTGTTGCTAATGATGTGGCACTATTTGATGCCATGTTATCTTCATCTAATATTGCTACTTCTGATGATACACCTGAACTTCCTGCTGTTCTTCCTATGACCTTCATTGATGCAATATCTTGAATCTTTGCAAATGTTATAGAACCATCAGTAACTGGGCTACCACCATATTCATACCAATAATTACCAACTCTAATTAAAATAGTTGGTGTTGTTGTAGATAGGTCCTTGTTTGCATTACCTAATAATCTAATTTGACCGTCTGATGATGGGCTTGTTGTATTTGCTAATGTTACTGAACCAGTTGTGATAACATATAACAAGTCACCTTCTGCTGAATTACCTAATGCTATTGTATCAATATTGGTTGAACCTGATAATTTAATGAAAGAGTTAGTTGGTGTGATTGATGATGCTGATGCTATTGTTTCTGGTGTAAATCCCAAAATACCAGCAGTATTCACATCTGCGTTCCAAGCATTTACTGAAATCTGTTTTGAGTTATCGTTACTTCCAGTTGCTACAGTTGCGTGTCTACCCCAGCCTGTTCTTGCCATGATATAAATGCGTTAATTTACTATATAACTATTTAAGTTTAGCCTAGGGTTGTGGTCCAAGTTACCTGTAGGGTATCTGAACTTTGAAGGGTAACTGCGGTAAATGTGTTCTCATGTGACATTGTGCCACTTGAGGCTGCATTGAATAATCCTGATTTTTGAACATTTGTATGTGTTGCTGAAGCTGTAAAAGTGTGTTGGATAGTAGTAGAGTTTGTTCCACCTGTGTGAGACTTTGTGGTTGCATCTGCTCTTGCTAGACCACCTGTTGTAATTTCAGAAGCTAATGTAGTATCACCTGCTGCTGGTGATGCTGAATTTGTTGTTAATGCAATAAAGCCTGAACCTCTAGTTCCTGCTGATGTGTTAGTATAAACTTGGGCTATCATCCAATCTCTTCCAGCGTTAGTTAGAAGATTTGGTTTATTCTCACATAGGACCTGTTCATCTGGTCTACCAGCATTTTTAATTACTGTGACCCATCCTTTGATTATTGGCTCTTCTTTCATACACTTATCACTACATTTTGTAATATTTAAAGATGATTTATTTGATATGTTTTCTATCATTGTTCTTTACAACTCTTACATAAAACATCTGGGTATGTTTTTCCATTTTTTAATTTACCTGTCCATGTGAACTCTATTTCCTCTCCACATGTAACACAGGTTGTTATTCCTGAATAAGTTAATTCGGTCTTTGCTAAATGTTCAATCCATTCCTCAAGTGTGTCACATGAGAAATCATTATCGTAATCTGTGAATACCATACTAATATTTAAGAGGTTTTATTATATATAAGGTTTAGATATTACGCTTTCTATTATAAAGCCATTTCTTGACTCTAGCATACATATCCCAACTTCTCCAGACCCGGGTTCCATATTTAACTCTGATTCTATATAAATCTCTAGATGACAAGTCTAATACCTTTCCATCGTAATATGGGTCCATTACATCTGTGGTATTATCATCTGCATCATGTTTAAGACCTAAACTGTGTCCTATTTCATGTATCATGGTGTGAATAATATTATAGGTGGTAATTTTACTATCCGGGTTTGATGCATTTTCAATAATCCCTAATTCTATAGCCTCTGATGCTTTTATTCCATCTGAATGGGTTGCCCAGATATAATCTAAATTGAATACTATTTCTCCCTGTTTTGATGTTTTTGGAAAATATGCATATGCCATAACCCCATGCCTTTCTTTAAAAATATGGTCGTCTTCTTTCTTTCTAAACATTACCTTGATATCAGCATTATCATAATTTCTGTACATTGATTTTAACTTCATTGGTATCTCAAAATTCCATGTGTTCATAGCTGCTGTTAATGCTTTCTTCATATTCCTTTTTGATATTAATGGTAATTCGTCATTATACTCCAATGAATAATAAACTGTGTTTTGATCCCACTTGTGTCTCCATTCTGTTTGCTCCTCTAAGAACTCTAAAGTATGGTCTGGTGTTTCTCTAACTACACATAACGCCATGTATAAAAAAAGGCGGTTCTTATATTTATAGGTTAGAAACCGTAAAGCCTTAGTCCTTTTTTAGTTTACTGACTGTGAAATCAGCACCGAAACCAACTAGAACACCGACTACTACTTGAGTGACTGGCTCACTTATTGCTGCTGCATCCAGAGCTACTATAGCACCTAGAGCTGCTACGATTGCGGTTACTCCACCGCCTAGTAGTTTTTTATAGTTTAGTTCACCACTAGTATCTCCAGAGACTCCTCTGATGATATTTAATGCTGCACCAAACAGGCTTCCTGCTAGTATCAGAATTGGTATATCTGCCATTAATTTACTAACTTCAGTCCGCCCTATAAACCTTTTTAACCGCTTATGTGTAAAAGATAACCTTTTTAATAACTCATGCGTAAGAGATATGTGCTTCATATAAATAATAAATCGCATAAAATGAAACCTTGTGAATATTGTAGAAAGCCATCAAAATATGGTGTTTGTGGTTCATGTCAAAAAGAGTTTGATAGAACAAATACACAGGGAGACTATATTGGATTATAATAAGAAAATCACTATTATAGTTATTTTTAGCCTTCTTTTGGGTATACCATCTACTTATGGTGAAGACACATTTAAAACTATAGGCAATAATATATGGCATAAAGATAATCCTACTGTATGTATAACAGAGCCTGAACCATCTTTACATGAGAGATTTTATGGTGGTGTATTATTTGATGCCTATTCCACAGTTAAACAATGGCAAAATGAACTTATTGATTACTCTGGTGGTAATTGGACCATGGATGTAAAGTTCTATACTTATGAATTTCATAATGATAAACACGCTGATGATTTCCCTGAATGTCAAATATTTATGGAGTTTGAGGAATATTCGGGTGGTGATGCATTAGGAATTACAAGTTATAATTTTGCTAACTCTACTCATCAATATGTATTTATTACAACCTATTTGAAACATATAGAAAAACCAAGTGTTTCATTATGTATAGGCTGTGATGGTGATAATAACAGATTAGGAAATGTACCATATAATGTTGAAATAGATTTGAATCCTGTATATATGCCATATCCAGCCATTAAAATGATAATGTTACATGAGTTTGGTCATGCTATAGGGCTTGGTCATTATATAGAAGACAAGTCAAGAAACAATAATGTATCATCTCTTATGTACCCATCATTTGACCCATTTGATGCCAATGGTGAAATAATAATAGAACCTATTGACTTACAAATGGCAGTTGAAATATATAATAAAGATGGTTTTGGTGGATTACATGGACTAGCACCAAAACATATAGGTGTAGGTTATCTTGTAGATAGATTTCTGGAATGCAAGCAATTACCTACTGCATCAACCAAAAACTGTTAAATTGTAATACTTCCTAGAGTTAACGTGGAGTCAGAGACACACATTCTAAAGCGTTGGAGATATAAACGATTCAACGATTTCATTAGCATCTAGCGGTCTAATCAACCGTTAGGTGTTAATTTAAAAAAAAAGAAGGTTAGTTGTGGCATGTATCACAATCTTCAACTCTCTTTTCATAGATGCCTCTTTTAGGGGCTGAAAAGATAGTGATGTGCTTTCTGCTCACTTTTGCGTTTCTTTCTGCTTCGGTTATTGCTGCATTCATTGTAATATTTGTAGGTTTTACCGCCTTATTAATCTTTGTTTTGTTTAATAATCTGGGTGATTATATCAAATTCTTTCATAAAATCTTCATCATAACTCTCTTTTTTGTGTATTTGTCCTGTTCCCCATGAATCTTTTATCTCATATTGATTTTCCAAATATTTGTTTGCTAGCCCCAACCAAGCTACGTTTTCTCTTGTTGTTTGAATTAATTGAGACATATCACCTCTTACGTGATAACACCATATGAACTTTTATATTTTGAAATATTATTTCTTAGGACAGAATAATAATATATGGTCTAGGCAATCTCCTAGTTTGGACCACCAACATTTTTCACAGTCTATTTCTTCAGTCATAACGGTCTCCCACATTTGTCACAATATATTGTTTTGAGACCTTTACCATACTCAATCAGCTCTCTCGAAGTGGATAATATTAATCCTATTAACGTTGTGTAAAGTGCTATCTCCAAAGATGGAAGACCAGCTATGGTGGAACCAAGGTAAGGCGTTACGAAGAACATACCAGAGTTGCCTATAACCCTCGCTATTGCTTTTAATACTGTCATTACTCATTATTCATTTTTCTCCTTATTATTCTTTTTATCTTTTGATATATTACTGTTCGACCATTCAGCCTTCTTTTCAGCTACTTCCCACTCATGTTTCTTGTTTTCCCTGTCTATTTCATTCATTCTATTCTGGGCATCAATCTTATCCCATTGGTCTTTATTAACCCAATCTGCTGCAGTTACGTGTGGTCTTCCTAATGCATCCTGCCATAGGTTAATCTGTACAGGTTGTCTGAAGTTGTTTAGTTTGTTCTGTGTTGGGTCTCCTCCTCCTTGTGCACCTTTGCTTAATGTATCTTTGTCTAACTCTTCTATTCCTAACATGTCTCTGATACCTGCTGCATCAATTAAGCCCATTTGGTTCATACCCATTAATACTTGGAACATGTCTGGTGTTACTAATGTGAGTAGTTTAGGTTTATTGAATTTGAATTTAATCTTACATGGAACGTTTAATGCATCATCTGTTTGGAACAGTATAGCCAATATTCTATCATAGAACTGTTTCTCTACTGCATCTTCTAATATGATTCTCTCTGGTCTAATCTCTTGGTTGATGTATGCATCTACCTCTTCTATGTTTGCATTTCCACCCAGTTTACCTATATCTCCTTCTGCTAACATAAATCCCGGGAGACCAAATGCTGTGATAATTGATTTAATTAATCCCATTCTAATTATTTCTAACCCGCCTATATCTGCATTAACTGGTGTTGATAGAACTGTTACCCCTGTTTCTTCTGGGTTACTTGGACCTGTTACTGCAATAGCCTGACCTTTTGAATCGTTAATCTTATTGATAAATGATGCTAATACATTTTCCTCATTACCTGCTTCTTGTGGGCTAATTGGTACACTAAAGACTGGTGGTTTGTACCATGCTGATTCTGCTGCTCTTTCATAATCTTGATTTAATACAATATTTAATGTGTTTGCTTCATCTGATACTCTAGCTACTTTAGAGTCACCATAATAATCTGAAAATAGTTCATTGTTAAAACCATGCATGATATACAACATACGTTCTGATGGAATAATGTTATCTCTGATTTGACTTCTTGCACCTATGATTCTAACACCGATGAGTTCCCCGGTGTTGTCATCTAGTACAGGTCTTTCAGTAAATTCGGACCTAATTAATCTAATCTGTTCTGGTAATTGCCAATTTCCATTTTTGTCTGGGTCCAATGGTGTTAATGCTAAAACACATCTACCCTGCTCTAATGCTGTAAAATATCCATTGAATAGGTTTGTTGCTAAATCTAAGTTTAATGCTAATTTATCTACTTTATCTAAAATCTGCTCTGCTGTCATTTCTTTGTCAAAATATGGTACATGATATGTTGTTGTACGTTGCCATTCATCTAGTTGTTCTTCTGGTACCTCTTCTTCTTTTCTTGGTACGATTTCAGTTGTATACCCCTGACCTGCTGTGAATGTTGTGTGGATTCTAGATGCCCTATAAACATAAGGGTTTGTCATGGCACTTCTAAACTCTTTTCTTTGTTGACCTGAATATGGGTCCATTGGGTGCCATACTTGAAGACCTTGGAAGTTACCTTCTTGACCATTCATTCTTCTCCATAGACTTCTATCAAAATTTCTAGCTGGTTCGTTTGATGTTGAGGCTACTCTTGATGCTGCCTTTTTATCTATGCTGGCTTTTTTGACTCTAGATTTCTTAGCTGCCATTGTTCTTATTTACTCATTACCTCTTATTAAAGTTATGATTTCATCAATTTATTTAGCTCTTTTGTCACTAAACTATCAAGATTTTTAGGTCTAGGTGTGGCTGCTGCTGCTGCTACTCTTGGAACCCCATTGATATAATTAGATGCTGCATCACAGGCTAAGGCTAGCCCCCAGAATCTATCATCGTGAAAACCTTGTGGATGTCTGTATAAAATATTACCTGCATCAGATTTTACTATTTCTTGTTCTGTTACCTCTCTGTATAAATCCCTATCGTGTATTATTAATTTATTTTTATTGAATAGACCTTTCATTAGTGATATTAACTCGAATTTTTTAGGTGCTGATAACACAACAGGTCTGAATATATTTTTAATATCCGGGTTGATTAACTTTGATACTGCATCACCTACCCCTGTTCTATCATAGGATATCTTATGGAAACCCCCCTCTTTTTCGTTAATCTTTGACATATCATTGAAAACAATCTCATAATCTATATGTGCCCATGTCTTTTGACCTATCTGTTCTAACACACCATCAGTTAATTCTAAACTCACAAATGCTGAATTATCTACCCTCTGTGCTAGGTCAAGACCTCCAAACTTTACATTTGTCATAGTGCTATTTCCGCCCACTGTAAGCAAAATATTAACCGTTCTTCTTGGTCCTCATCCATTTCATCTGCCTCACCTGCTTCAGCAAAACAATGGTGGTATGTTTCATGGTTAATGGTTTTATACACATCTTCTATAGTCTCATGCATGGCTAAATATATAACAGCCCTTTTTGTCTCGGAGTAATAAATCCCCCGGTTATCGTCTTTTCTGGTCCTTAGCTCAACTCTTAGAGACATGTTTATTCTTAGAACGAACTCGACTATAAATGATTAAACCTATATTAATCATGGGTAATACTTCAACTAGGTCTATTCCATATAAAAAGAAGTCTAGGACCGGGTTAGCCCCCCATACTACGCCTGTTTGGAGAATGGCATCTCCTGCCCATAGCATGTGTGGAATTTGCATATAAAGGATTAGTGCTGTTACACCTAATGACTCTGTGGTATGTCTCTCATACCAATTCCAAAAACTACTCCAAGTCAATCGCTACAGTCAATCTCCCCACCACAGTTTGGACATCTTAAATGACATTCTTGTAACTTAAACATAACCTCACCGCATGTTATACATACTATTTCGTCATACCTCTGGTTCATTTTTAACCTCCTTTTTATTATTAATCTGGTCCAACTCAAACCTTAACCTAGAACATTCTAATAATAAATTAAATGCATATCTACACAACTCATTATGTGATAGTTTACCTATCTTGATTTTTCCCTTCTTTGGGTGTTCTACTAACCAGTCTTTGTATTGTGGCATTCGTTAAACCTCTCTATTACTCTATGTAATTCTTCTATATAATCTTGCTTATTTCTAATATACTCCTCCCTTGAGCCATCTTCACCTGTAATTAATACAACAATTTGGTCAATTTTATCACCTGTTATCTCCTCCCACATGATGGCATAGGCTGTTGTCTGAAGGAAATATTTGAGTATCCAGTCTTCCTGTTTCTTCTTGCTTGAGGTTTTGAAATCAATAATAGATAATTCACCGTTATATTCTGCTATACAATCTGCTGTTCCTGCTAGCCCTAATTCCTTACTACACATCTTTTCTTCTAGCCCCCGGATATTAGCAATAGGCTGTAATAATGGTTTGATATTGTCAAAATGTGCTTTAGCAAATATATTCTTTTCAGTATTCTTTTTATTGTAAAGATATGTTTCAACCATTGTATGTAGTTTGGTACCTAGGTTCATAGCTCTTCTTGATACATAATTAGCTACATCTTCCCCTACAGCATTTCTCCATTCTTCTAATCCTTTCTCATCAATGCTGCCTACAACGTTTGTAACACTGTGATATCTATTACCTTCAGTATCATAATATACCCTTCTTCCATCCTCATTCTTCCTCTTTAATTGTGGTAGAGGTTTTGTATTTGGAGTATGAACAAACATTACCATTCACCTAGCTTATCTACCCAGTCTTTAGTTAATTCGTGAATGTCATTAAACTCCACTGGGCATTGTGTGCAGGTCCATAGAATATGTGAGCCTGTCTCTACCAATGATAGTTTATTACCGCATTCTGTACAAATCTTTAGTTTTTTATTATGATGATATTTGATATATTTTGCTGCACATCTGGTACAAATGTCTTCACCATTCAAATCTGCTACTTCATGTGCTGCTTTTAATTTCCAGCAGACTGTGCATGTTTTATTCATACCACTCTCGTTTCTTATAGTGTTTGTATCCATTACCTTTCTTAGTGTGGTAACCTATTATAAACCAATCTATTTCATTCAAAACTTTGCTTTACACCCCTTACATGTTGAATAACCTTTACTATGTCCATCATTTTTACCCCATGTCCATGTATAACCTGCTTTCTTTTTGCATTTAGGGCATGGTTCAATAGGATAATCTCCACTTCCCCAATCACCCAATTATTTCACCTTTTGTAATAAAAGTTGCTATCGTATAACAATCTCTACAGGTCCTAAATCTATCATCAAAATAATCAGAGTATGATTTCCATTCTCCACATGTTTTACATTGTTTACTCATTCGAACACCTGTGTCCATATTACTTTTCTACCATATTTAGGTATTACGTTTCGATTAGTTTTTGACTCGGGATGTGTAAATTCCTCATGTCTTTTTGTTCTAATATGAATATCATCATCCACCGGGAACTCTGCATTACACAAAGAACATTTTAGTTTTGATTGTGTTATACTATATGTCAAGCACTTAGAGCACATTAAACGACCATCTTGGTCATGTACAATATCATGCTTACATTGGGATATAGGAGTGAACCAAATCATTTCCAATCATCCCAATCCCTGACTCTATCGAAAGCACTTTGGTCTATCCTGAAACCTTTGCCTTCAAATACCACAGCACATATCTTCACAACTAATCTCTCAAGTCGTGTAAGACGTTCATCCAGTTCTTCTATATCAGTCATTTGGACCGCCTCCACCCATTAGGGTTTCTTCATCGGTTGGACCATCTGATAAAACACCATCTTCGGTCCATGTGGTGACGATTGGTTCATCGAGTGACATGTCTATGTAAAAGACTCTGCCTTTAATGGTTACATAACATGCATCCAAGGAGCAGAACTCTATTGTTGGGTAAGCCAATTTAGAAGACCCACCCATGTTTTGCATAAACTTTCTTTTCGTATTCTACTGCTGCATCTTGTGCATCTGCTAATTCTCTTAATTGAGCAGATGTTATTGTGGCTGTCAAATAACGTTTTCCATCTGTTATTGTGAGTGTACCTTTACAATCACTTGTGTTAACAGAAACACCACTTGTAGTTTCACTTCGTTTTTCTTTGAAAACATTGTGGGATTGTACAGGTGTTTCGACTTTTGTAAATCTCACTATTTCGGACCATTCTGCAGAGATTTTTGACACACCACATTCTTCTGCTTGGGTGCTTTGAGAATTTGTTTGACTCATGCTTCTTTTACTCATTTCTGATATATAAGATGTGACCTACTTTTCCCATTAGGTTTTAGGTGTTTGTCACAAATTAGGCACCGTAGAACTTCATCTCCCCATTTCTTTTTACAACATTTATTCATCTATTTGGTCTCCTGTTTCTTTTCCTTCTTGTGTAGGCATGACAACATGGGCATAATATTTTAGCCCCTTGCTTTGTTGCTGCCAAATCTGTCTTTGGTATATATACTCTACATCTCCTACAATAATTATACTCATCATATGTTTGTTGACCTTGTGACCATGCTAAACCTTTAGGAAAGTGAATACATGTATTATTACATTGACCGCCTATTGCTTTTATACCTTTTAATAGATTGAGTTTTGGTGCTGCTGGCATTTCGCCTGCTGTTGTTATTACAGTTTTTTGTTTTCTGTAAGCGTGTGACCCTCCTCTCTTGGATTCTAGTTTGTATGTTTCTCCCATATAGTGAATTATGTTTGACCCTTATTTAATCGTAACCATCGAGCTCTTCTAAGTTTTCACCCGGTTGTAATTTTGTATGTGTTGCCTTTATGTGTTTGATTACTGCTTCAGTTGTTTCAAAACCTTTTTGTCCACAATGAATACAATGCTTGATATTATACACATCGTTCATTTTGTTCTTTCCCACAGGTCCTACAATAGAATTTGAACTCTTTAAAGAAAAAGTTAGGATGTTGACATTCTATTTCATTTTCTAACTCAAAACCATATTTATCTTTTAATTCACTCATATTTCCTACCCTCATACTCTTCTTCGTCTATCCAGACCCATTTACCTTTAGCATCTGGTCTGTATTTTTGTTTCTTCTTATCATGTAATACAAGTCTTAATATCTGCATTTGATTTGCTAATGTGTATATCTTTGCTGTTTTAATCGGTGAGTTTGGCATATCGTCTATCTCTTTTTTTAACTCTATTATTTTGTTTGTTACCTCTTCTTCTGTTGGTAAGGTCCATTCTGGTTTACCAAATACATTCTGAAAAAATGACCTACCTAATCCCATCTACCGTCACCTTTTGGTTTTCTTGATTTACGCCACTTTGGTATGTAATACCCCATTGTAACACCACCAAAGAAGTACGCTAAACAGATTAATGTAAAGCCTAAATCACCTATCATGTTGTTTCTTCTTTCTCCCTAATGTGAGCTTTACACATAACTCCTATTTTATGTAATGTGTCAATATCTGCTGGATGATTTGCTTTCATATCTTTACCTGCAAAAGCTAATTCATACCATGAGAGAATGGTTTTATAGTCTTTCTCATCCAATTCAACTTCCACCATGTTTAATATTAGTAAGGTCTTCTATTAAAGCGTTGTAGAAATGTGCCTGTTGAACTGAAATATCTGCTAAATCACTTAACCTGTCTACAATAGGTTCTCCACTCTTTTCTTTTTTTTCTATGTGTGCTCTAAGTGTTTGTGCTAAATTAATCCAATATTGTTCTCGGTTCTTTGTTTCTCTTAATAGGCTTTTTAGTTTTAATTCAGAAAACAACTTCTCATTTAATTCATCTATTCCCATCAATTATCATAAATCGTCATAGTAATTTATGTCTTTCTCTATGAATTTAATCTCATCTTCTTTGAATGCACCTGATAATGATGTGGTAAATTTACAACAATACTCCTGTTCAAAGTCAATTCTTGGGTTATTCTTCTCTGTTTTAATGAATTTTTCATCTAATAGTTTGTTTAACGATACAGTATATGGCTGCTCTAATTTATGGTATTCAGAGCTCGCATCAAAGTTGGTCCAAAAGAAACCCCTCTTTCCATTAGGCGTAGACTCCATAATGAAATCTGCATCCGATATGTTTGCAACGTTTGGGTGAAGGGCATTGTATACTTTAGTATCATCAATCAGGTTTATAAATGCACACTCTGACATAAAAACACACTTTACGTTCTCTTCTCCTCTAACTGATTCGTTTGCCGGGTATGCTTGGACAAATGTATTATTTACAACACATGACTTGCTATCCTCTTTTGTAATAATATCATCATACTCATATCTTTTACCATCTAGGTCCGTAAAGCCTTTCATAAATAATGATTTGAACCTTTGAATAAACCTGTTAGCTACTTCCTGTTTGTTACCTGCTACAATCATTACCCGGTGTCCAGAGTAGCTCCCGGTTATGCAATTATATGCAATAATGCGTAATGCTGTCTCTGTAGCCCCTATCTTTCTAGACTTGTTTAGTATGAGTTTATGGTGTTTTTGCCATGCTTTAAAGTATTCATCCTGATAGTCAAAAATAGGTGTTGGTTTTCCTGTACCGGGATGTATGGGAGCTCCTATCATTTCATTAAACTTCTCAAAATCATCTGGTACATTAAAGTTCTTAGTAGGCATCTCCAGCTCTGTTGTTTGAGCTTTTTGTACTCCTGCTCTGTTAAGAGTTTGCCACTTTTTCGCTAAGATGCTGTCCATATGTTTCCTCTATGTATTTATCAATAGAAATATCTAATGTTGGTGTTGTTTCAATGCTTGCTTTCTGTTGTAATATATCAGACATAGCCTTCAATACTGATGTTTTCATGGCTTCATACCTACCTTTATCAAGCTCTTCTTGACTCTTTTCTTTTAATTCAGTAGTAATATCCCTGTATTGTTCATCTAATTTAGTTAATATATCATCTAATCTTGCAATAACTTTGTATTTTACAGAACGTTGTTTAGTTACAAAATCCCGGTTAGTCTCTTCCAATTCTGCTTCTGCAAACTCTCTAAAGTATTTCTCCACTGTGTTAACGTTAAGGTCCAAAACTCTTGCTGCATAGGCTGCTGAATGATATTCAAGATATTCTTGCTCACATTTCTTTCTAATTTCAACCTGTTTAGCTTTTGTGGGTCTGCCACCTTTTGCCCTAGTTTTCCCTAGTTTTTTAGGCATAAATAATACTAGGGTATTATAGTTTATAAGGATTTTATAATTTCTTTAAGCATCTTTACATTATAAAACAATGTTATGGTGTTTATCCCTGCAGCATCTGCTATCTCTTTTGCTGTTATTATTCTACCATTATCTCTAGCATATCTTTTACCTTTCATTATACTCTTTCCCCCATTCTATCTGATTTAACTGCTTCATCTAATATTGTTTGTATAGCCATAAGTTCTATGTTTAAATCATCTTTTAATTCATCTAAATCCTCTTTGGTTAAATCTGGGTATCTTGACTGCCAAACGGTATTAATTATATCATTATACATCATTTGAAATTCCTCACTCATATCAGTAATATCAACATCCATAACAGTATGTGCCATAACAAATGCTGCATACCAACTTGCAAATCCCTCTCTACTCGTTAATGCCAATTTCTTTTCTTACCTCTTTTATTCGTTGTAATGCTATTTTTGATAGCTCTTCTGGGTTAATTACCCCTCCCCCATCTGTTATTCTTACTGAAACATTACGGTTATATGCTGTTGTATTATCATTAACATCAATCTGTACTTCATTTGGTATTGCTTGTTGTGGTTTAGTTTCTTCTGTCATACCATCGCCATTGGAATATTGTTGAACTTTTCTATTTTCTTTAATGCTCTTACTGTCATTTTTACATCTTTAATACAATGGTCCATGATATATTTCATAGATTTATCCCACTGTGGTGAATCCTTAAACCAGATTCTTTGCCAGTGTTCAAAATCAACGTGTGTCTTTTGGTCCTTAGTATTAGTGTAGATAGCTAGGTTCTTTAGGGTGTTTCTAGGTGCTTTGATGCTATTTTTCATCATTCTCCATGTGTCACCAAATCTTAGCTGTCCATAAGGTGGTATGTATTGTTCTTGATTGGTTAATAATAATCTGGACCTAATATATGGAATATCAAATTTAGAGCTGTAATGCCCTACTAAATGGTCACATCTTGCCATGTTAACCCCTAGACCTTCTAATAATCTTGAATCAAAATCAAATGAATCATTCTTTACAGCTTCTGCTATATCTCTCTTTTGTATGTTATCTGCTATTAGTTCTTCCTTACCTGTTACTATATCCCGGATGACCATAACGTATCCAATAATGAAGTTCTTATATGGATTAAAATCTGATGTTTCTATATCAATTATACCCTGATATCTGATGCCTTTCTCTAGGTATCTGTACTGTATTTCTGTGAATTTCTTGTGTTTAACATCTGAAAATAATTGGTCCACTTCAAAATCATGTAGTTTCTGATGCAGCCCGAATCTTAATTTTATTTTATCAAGGCTTAGCAAACGCTTGTAGTTGCCAAATTGATTTGGTTTTACCATCTATTATCATTTGTGTTTGTTACATATAAACTATACTAAATGACATCTAATTTGCCTACGTTAACCAAATCATGTTTGAAAGGTTTAACCGGGTTGTGTGGTGCTACAAAATATTTGACTAATTGGTTATCTGGATTGCTTGATGGTTCTACTCTAACAACATCAAATAATTTATTTTTAATTGTTAATTGTTGACCCTTTGTTGGTCTGCTCCATTCCTCTAAAAATGTAGAAAACAATAACACATCTGCTAGGTTTCCACCGTCACCTGCTAACCAAAACTCGTAATTCAAAACTCTGCTCCTCTTGTTTTAAATCTTGGTCTTTGGAATTTAGATGTAAAGAATCTCAACCATACTGCTTCAGCTTGGTCCGATGTTGATGTATCACCTGACTCGAATTTATAGAAATATGCTACTGTTAATTGATTAGCTATATCTATTAAAACGTTAAATTCTTGAGTAGATGAGAAATCTGCTGATGTAACAGGTATTGATATATTTCTAACATCTGTTAGATAGGAGTTAATGTATGTGTCTGCCATTTCTCCGTAATGTTGAATCTTGTCATCGTTAGATGTACCTGTTTGACCCAATATCTGCTTGACCTTCGTGAATTGGAAGTATGCCATGTATTACCTAACCTTTCCTGCCATTTAAAGATTATAATAGAAACGTAGAGCTGTCTTTGGTTTAAAATGTATAGATAGACCTCTTATGCCTTTTTTACCCTGCATCCACTCTAAAATACCCTCATCTTTAGGGAACCCGGAGGTCTTTATTTGAATAAACCATAGCCTGCCATGCCTATCAAAACACATACCATCCCATTTATTCCAATAATCTGTTGATAGATATTTATGAAATTTTGTGGCATATACTATATCTTTATGCCTACAATGAGTTCTTAACAGGACCTGTTTAAAACCATGAGCATGTAACCACGCTACAGCTTTTGCGTTGGAATCTCTGAATGTAGCCCTATTCCTCGATGTTTTCTTATTCTTTCTGCCTCTTTTGTACATAATTCAATCTCGTCTTCACATATCTCTTTTTGTATCTGATAATCAATCTCTGCTATTTCACCCCTTTTGTATTTTCTATTTATCTTCCTAATTGTCTTTTCATTCCTTTCTACACCTACCTCTGCATCTGCCAATGCTTCTATTTCTAAATCACAAACATCACAATCTAACTCATCATAACTAAACAATTTACCACAGTAACTACATGACCTTTTAATAGGATTAATATGTTTACCACACCATTGGCTTATTGTATTATGGTGTGATAATAAAAAAAGATAGGACCCACACTTCACACATTTGTTGTGAAGGTGAGGCAGAAGCTTATAATCTCGTCTAGGGATTATATCCTCAAGCTCTGCCATTCTGATATATAAATAGTATGTTACCCCATTTATATATTGCGTTTTTCCTGTGCTTTCCGTTGTTCTTCTTTTGCATCGAAGAGTTTTTGTGCTGCTATGGCTGATGTTGTTGCATCACGTAATGCAACCTCAATTACCTTTCCTGTGAAGTAGTTTTTTGGTTTTACCTTATACTCTTCACATGCTACACATAATTTTGTGTCTGTTCTTATCAAGGCTACTTTCTTGCATTTCTCACACTCCATAGTTAACATGAGGTCTACTGTACCTTTACCAAAACAGAAATTACACTCTTTAGGTGTACCTATTTTGGACCTTGGGTGGATGTTGGTTAAGATTAAACCAGTTGGTAGTTTTTCCTCATTCTTAACACATTTAGGACATGGTGTTGCTTCCATCCATCCTTTACCTTCATGTCTTTCTATGTCTGCCCAGCTTTTGATACTTTGTATTTTTGTACCGTATGCTTCATCAGTTTGCTCATCCATGCTGCACTCACAGTATTTTCTAAGTGTTGGTTTATCAGCCAATTCTGGTTTGACGATATGCCAACATGTTCCTGCATCGTGGTCCTCTGGTGGATGTTCACAGTGACCCCATTCACACTTTGGTTTTTCTTCCTCTACACGTATCAAACTCTCTTACCTCTCTTGAATTTTGGTGGTATTTCTACATGTTTTACAGGACACATAATTCTTGCTCTCCAAAGATGTGCATCGTGTTGTGTTGGCTCTGGTGCTTCAAGAGAGATTATATGCTTGAACTGTTTGTGTAGTATTACACCTAGTTCACGCAACTGTCTGCACTCTTTGCATGGTTTCTTTGCTGTGCATTTGGTTCTGCTATTCATTGTGTTGGGTCCTCCACTTCTCCTGTTTTGATAGCCTGTTGGTTTTCCCACTCTAGTGAGAGTTGCCAAAAGCATGCGTTTCTTTCGTTTGTCTCTTCTGGTGGAATTGTTTTTTCCACAAAATTGAGTATGTCTTCCCATGTTGTTTCGGAAGTTATTTTGAAGCCCCAGCTATTCATGCTGTAACCTCCTTTCTTCTGAAGTATTCGATTTGGTCAATTGCTGCTTTTGGTAGTAGACCTAGTTGTTCGTCTCTTGCTAGCTCTGCTGCTCTGATGTGTTTACATCTTTCTTCTGGTGCCAAATTGTATTCTTTGTCTGGGCATGTGCATGTGCATGCACTAATTACGACTTTGTATTCTTTACCATTATCGCCCTCGACTCTTGCATGGTAAGGATTGTCGCTGAATAGGTGGACCTGATTTTTTAGAAAGATCTCAAATCCTTTCTCTATTCTACTTTGTGAATTATTTCCTTTGTATTCCATACCAAAATATTGGTGTAACTGCCTTATAAGCTGAACCCAACCTTTCCCCCTAGTATTAGGGTTAGAGTTTATTGATTCTATAGCTTCCATCTTCATTCAATAGTATTCTTGATTTAGCTATCATTCCATCTAGGTATGATTTAGCTTGGTGTATACTGTTAAAGAATTTGTATTCTTTTAGTTTAAGTAGTAATTCGTCTTGTCTAAAGTGTTTATTTTCGTCTGATATTTGATTGATGGCACCCCAGAATGCTTCTTCTTTGTTAGCTGCAGGACTTCTAAGGTCCATCTGGTAGCCTCCCTCACTTGTTTCTATTCCGAAACTATGTAAGCTCTCTTCGTATAATCTAACTGCTTCTTGCATGTCAATAACCTCTACTGTATCTTTAAGGTGTAATTTAGCATGAGCTGTTGCTAACCTGATTAATCCTTCTAACTGTCTTTCTTCTAATGGTAATGATTCAGAGTTGTTTCTTTCTATGAACTCTGCTGTTCTAACGTAAAAGTCCTCTAAATGTCTTGCTGCCTCTTCACTAAGCTTTGGTTTTAGCGATTCACAGTAATGGATGTATCTTTTCAATTCATCTCGTGTTAAGAATATATCATGTTCTTCCATAGATTGTGTAACAATGTGATGTGCAACCCTTGCTCTTTCCATACTACTTTGTTTGATTACCCCCCATATTAGGTCAAATCTTGATAAAAGAAATGACTCTAAGTTAATGTTTTGTTCTAGCCCCATATCTTCTTTCCACTTACCTAGTCTAGGGTTTGCTGCAGCTAATATTCTTGCTTTACTTGGTACTGTTAAATCTACACCTGCTTTGTGTAATGATACTGTTCTTTGCTCCATGCTTTCTAGTAAAGCTGCTCTGTCATCTTTTCTCATTTTATCTAACTCATCAATTAAGACAAATGGATATAGTGTTAAAGGACCTGTTTGTACTACACTGTTACCAGTTGATAGTTTTACCATTCCTGCTGCAAGACCTGCTCCACTTGCTAATTTACCGTTTACATATGATGACTTTGTTAGATAACCTACCTCTTTCAATATTTCACTTTTACCTCTACCCGGGTTACCAATTACTATTACGTGGATATCCTTTCTTCTCAAGTTACCTCCTCCTACCATGAATAATAAACATGATTTCTTTATATCGTTATAACCAAAAATATGTGGTGCAAAACATTCTGTTAAATCATCAAAAAAGTCTGGGTTACTATCTATTCTTTCCTGTATTTTTTGTAGCTCTTCTGTGCTTGACACACTTAGGACATCTTCATCAATATAATTCAAGTTTTGAACCTCTATTATAATCTCGTTTTCCATTTTACCTTTTACTTTCACACTTCTAAATTTACCTATTACTAATATTGGTCTTGCAGAGATATAGATAAGTCTAGCTAAGTCACCTTTTACTCTTGCTGTCTTTTTAGCTGGTGTGTTATTTTCTACCTTATCTGGTAACTCTTGTAATAAGATAGTTCTAATATCTTCAGTCTCCCGGGTTTCTTCATCTGGTATCATTTCATTATGACATTTCTCACAATGAGGAGTTCTAGGATTTTCATAACCATCTGTTTTTACAGTTTTACTATTACCACATTTTGGGCAATTATGTACAAGTTTCTTTGTAATGGTTCTATGTTCATCCATAGCTGCTACAAATGCATAAAATGATATTGACTTACCCTCATCTTTTGCTGATATGTCTCGCATAGGAATTGGTTCTTTTACCTCTGCCTCAACTTGTGGAACTACCTTTCTTGTGTATTTCTTTAATGCTGACTCGAAGACTGCTTTCAACTCTCTATCTTCCATTGGTGGTTTTAATGTGTTATTCCATCTATCCATTTCTGCCTGTGCTGTTGTTGCATCCATACCTACATTCTCTAGTAAGTTGATTGCATACTTGAATGCACTATTATTCCTTTCACCTTTTGCTAAGTTACCTTTAGCTATTTCATCAAATCTCTTTAATCCACCATACTCTGTGTTAAAGCCCCATTTCTTAAGATGTTCTAGAAAATTGGTAATATCCATTTCTAATACTTGTGTAGTGGTACTAATTATTTCGTAGCGGTTACCATTTGGATGTATGCTGCCCGGACCTAAAACATATGACCCGGTTGATTGGATATCTATATGCTGACCTCTATCATTAGTTAATGGCATCTTTGGTGGATACTGACCATTCTTTGGTTTAGTATAGATATGATAACCACCTGACCCTGTTTTTACAACTAGAGTCTTTTTCTTCAAGTCTTCCCAACCTTGGAATATCTCTGGTGTCAACTCTGGACTATCTATATCAATAACTACACATTCTGATACTTGACCACATATTACTGCATAATTAACTGTCTTTAACTCACCATCGTATTTCTTATCTTTAAACTCACCCCATGATATAGCAGGCATTTTGGATTTCTCTCTAAGTGGTATTAAATTGAAAATACTTCTATCTAACATTATCTGTCTGCAACCTCCATTCTAGCTAAGTTCTGTAGTTTTTCTAGCTTTGTTATTGCATCTACCAAGTTAGTTAATTGCATGCCTTGGAAGTATATTTTCCAAATCTCAACATCATCTGCTAGGTTTGGTAAGTCTATTGGTGATAGTATATCTTTATTCTTTTCATGTGTATCAATCATATATTCAACTGATTTAAGAATGAACTCTGACTTTGATAATGTACCACGTAGTTTATCCATCTTTTTTAAAGTCTTCTTCTGATGTGGTCTAATGTAGATATTAACCCTGCTCATGCAGTAAGTTACGTGAAAACCAAATATAAATCAAGTGATTTTTTGTGTGTAGTGTGTGTATAATGTGTGTATAGTGTGTATAAAAAAAGTAATGTTAGAAAACGGTATCAATATCAGTAACCTTCCAACCTAGTTGCTCTAAGCCTTCTTTCTGTATTTCATCTTTAAGTACCTTCTTAGCAGATGAAGTATGAATAGGACCATTTAATCTGAAGACTTCTTTTCTTGATAAATCTGCGATATCCACTATTGCTATGCGTTCTTCATCATCATATTTGTATTTTATTTCGTATTCCATCAACAGGCGTGAATTTGCTCTTATTGTTCTTAATTCTTTGTAAAGTTCTAATTGTTCATTTCTGAATTGATTATTTCTATTCTCATTCATAAAATGTTTAGCCCAACGTTTGTCACTCATTCTAACAACAAACTAGTATCCTTTGTACCTACATCACTGAACTGATTTTGAAGTTTTTTTTTTG